ATGGTGTATTTTGGAGACGCGGTAAAAGCACTTGGCGAGGGCAAGGTTGGTGGTTATTTAGTGCGCTGGGGCGGTGACGGTGACGTTGACCTGACCGGTGATTTTTTCACCAAAGAGACTGATCTTGGCATCAGCGAGGGTGACCGACTACCGGTGTACTTCGAGCACGGCTACGATCCGGTGATAAAAAGCCGGCGTTTAGGGCGGGGGCAAATTGAGCGCTTTGACGATGTTGGCGTGTGGTTTGAAGCACAACTGGAGTTACGCGATGAATACGAACGCAAGATTTACGAACTGGCTGAAGCTGGGAAGCTCGGTTGGTCGAGTCAGGCGGGCGGCTCACTCGTAGCAAAGGAAGCTGGATTAGGAGGCACTCAAATACTGACTTGGCCGTTGGCAGAAGCAACGTTGACGAAAAGCCCAGCCGAGTACCGAAACACCGCGATACCAATGAAATCTATTTATCCTGATGCTGAAGAAGCGCAGGAAGTTACCCATGAGGAGGAAATCATGGCAGAAGAAATCAAGAACTCTCCACCTGAAATCAATGTGGAAGAGATCGTAAAAAGCGCAGTTGCTGACGCTATCAAGTTGTATGAATCAGCACAACCATATGTAAAGGGCGGAGTTGCTGACGTTGTAGAAGACGAAACAGACCGCTCACTCAAAGCCAACCCGATGAGCGCTGGAGAATTCTTCCAGGCTGTCAAAATGGCGGAGATGTATCCCGGACAGGAAGAGCACAGGCTGTTGGCTTACAAGGCCACGGGGTTAAACGAAACCGAACCCTCTCAGGGCGGCTACTTGTTACCACCTCAAATTGCAGCCGGCATCCACAGCAATATGTGGGGCGTTGGCTCTGTGCTATCCCGGTTCAACCCAATTCGTGTGACTGGCAACTCTCTCACGATCAACGCTGTGGACGAAACTTCACGTGCCGATGGCTCGCGCATGGGTGGCGTTCGTGGTTACTGGCTGGCTGAAGCCGCCCAGAAAACCTCGTCAATGCCCAAGTTCCGCCAGATCGAACTGAAGCTCAAAAAGGTAGCGGCCTTATGCTACGCCACCGATGAACTGCTTGCTGACGCTTCGGCGTTGGAAAGCTGGATTGGCAACGAAGTTCCGAATGAATTGCGCTTCCAGGTTGAAGCCGCGATCATCAACGGCAATGGCGTTGGCAAGCCCGTTGGCATCCTGCAATCAGGCTCTCTAATCAGCGCCGTTCGCACCGATGCTTCAGAGATTGATGCTTATGACATCGGTCGCATGTGGGCACGCCGGCTTCCAGGCTACAACGATTACGTGTGGTTCGTGAATCCTGCTGTTTACCCGCAATTGCTGAACATGACCATTGGCGACATGCCCGTCTACGCTCCAAGCGTACGACCCGATGTTCCCTTTGGTACATTGCTCGGACGACCCGTTATTGAAAACGAATATTGCCCGGCTTTGGGCGATGTCGGTGATATTCTGTTAGCTTCACCTTCCGCTTACGCCCTTATTACTAAGGGCGGGATCGAGGCTGCTTCCAGCATTCACATCAAATTTGACTATGACGAGACAGCGTTCCGCTTTGTTTATCGTGTCGATGGTCAACCTTACTACAACGCCGCTATTACATCTTACGCAGACAGCAACACAACTGTCAGCCCGTTCGTTGCCTTAGCTGCTTCAACTTAATCGGAGGTGAGAAATGGCAGCAAGATACGCTGAAAAACTCCATATTGTTCCTTTGCTTGCACCTGTGTCTTCTACTGATGCAGTCGCAATTAGCAACGCTGTGAATTTAGAAAATGCCCATTGGGTGAGCTTCCTTGTGAACTGGGGCGCGATTACTGGAGACACCGAGAAATTGGTTGTTTCAGTTGAGGCTTCAACACAAGGCGCGGCCACAACGAATTCGGCTGACACAGCAATTCCCTTTGTTTACCGTCTTTCTTCAACGTTGGCGGCTGACAACTGGGGCGACTCAACCACTTGCGCGTCTACCGGCTTGGAAATTCTGGGCACGAATGACAGCATGGCTTTGATAATCGACGTCGATCCGGCTGCAATTCCGGCTCTCGATGCTGACGCAACCTATGTCCACGTGATTCTGGATGGCACGGGCTTAGCCACTAACGCTGGCATGTCTGTTTATGCCCTGATGGAAGATCGTTACCCGCAAGCTGAACACGTTACTTCAACTTAGTTCGGCTTTGCTTGAAAAAGGGGGAGGGTATCAAGCCCTCCCCCGCATTGGAGGATAAATGGCAGATTATGTGACAGTCGAAGAGATAAAAGCGGACATTCCTGATTCGCCTCTGTTTGACGTAACGGATTCAACCTACGACACCGTTCTGGGTAACATGGTGACCGCCGCTTCACGCCTGATAGACCATTATGTCGGCGGCTGGGACAACTTCTTTTATCCGAGCACCGATGATACCACCCGCTATTTTGATGGGAGCGGGGAAGAACAACAATACATTGATCCGATGGTTAGCTTGACCAGCGTGTATGTGAGTGAGTCAGGCGGGCGTGCTTTGACCGATTACACCGCTTGGACGGCTGATTCGGACTTCTTCGTGTCGCCTTACAACTACGCCTCTATTGGTATGCCGATTATGAGCTTGGTTATTGACAACGATGCTGGCTCGAAGGGTACCTGGGGCACAACTCGCAAGGGCGTGAAGGTGACCGGCGTGTTTGGCTGGTCGGCTACTCCACCGGTTGACATCGAGCAAGCCTGCAAGATTCAGGCGGTGCGCTGGTTCATGCGTGCCAAGCAAGGCTATCAGGATGCCGGCGCGAATGTGAACTTAGGCGAAATGTACTTTATGAAAGAGCTTGACCCTGACGTGAAGACGATTTTACAGCGCTACAAGATATTCCACTTGGCGGTGATCTAATGAGCATTATTGATGACGCGATTGCACGCTTGCAATACCACGCCTTAGCAATAACCAGCACGACTGTCAGGGGAGCGCCTTCCTACCCGGTAGAAGACGCGACTGTGTTACCGCTTGCTATCACCTACATTTCAGACGGAACTGGCTCGATAGATGACGCGACTACCGCAAGGCTGTTGATGACGGTGAAGGTGGACTTCCACGTAAACCGAATGAGTATGAAGAGCGCTTACACGGAACTCAATAACATTATTCCAGAATATTTACGCCGATTGGCGGCTGATCCAACTTTGAACGGCAAGGTAGACACGATTGTTTTTCCGGTTAGTTTCCAGGTAATGCCGGCGCAATGGGACAGGGTAGTCACGCAAATGGCATCCTTCTCGGTTCCGCTCAAATTCAGGGAAACACCGACCACGTAGAAAGGCTTGACTTGAAAAAGACCGCAGTAATACTTGGAATGCACCATGCAACGTTAGGGGACTTCGACCAAACCCGGACTGATTGCGATGTATTCGTTATGAATGAGATGCTGTCTCGCGGCTCGGTTGCGCGTGCTGATTACGTTATGCAACTGCATAAGCCGGTGGTATGGAGATCATCTCAAAACCGCAATGACCGTGGGCATTACGACTGGCTAAAAACTAACACAGAAACTCCCGTCTTCATGGCTGACGAGTACGATGATGTCCCCATGTCAAGACGTTTTCCGCTTGAAGAAATGAAAGACTATTTCAAAGGCGCAGAATGGTATTTCACAAACACCGTTGCTTACGCGATTGCTTACGCTGTTTACGCCGGCTACAAGCGTATTGAGGTTTACGGCGTGGAGATGGAGACCAACACCGAGTACGCGCATCAACGCCCTTGCGTGGCTTACTGGTGCGGCGTGGCGGTTGGCAAGGGAGTCGAGGTTGACTTCCACAGTCCAAAGTTCTTTAAGTCGCTATTGTACGGCTATGAAGGCGACATAACCATCCCTATTGAGACATACGAAGAACGCTCAAAACTGTATGCTGAAAATGCCAAACAGACGCTTGAGAAATACAAGCAAGCGAAACTATTGTTCACCGACACGGTGGAGGCTTATCGAAACGATTACAAGGTCGGCATGAAGTCGTTTGAAACCTACGCTAACAATTGCGCTAACCTGTCTCACGAGTTCAATATGAGTGACGGCGCGCTTCAGGTGAACCAGAACCACATCAAAGCCTGCAAAATCATGGAAGCCGAGACCGGGAACTATTTTATCAGTCGGCAGGTTTACGAAACCGAATACAACTCGAATATCAACGCTTGGCAAGTGCATCAGCAGAATATCAGGGAAGTGTCGGACGCT